GTGGCCCACAAGCGGGATACCCTAAAACCCTTAAAAAAGTCAACTACCATAACGAAAGAACATGCTGAAAGCTGCGGTTCATTGCAGAACGAAGCGGGAACTTGTCGTAAAAAGTGGCACAAAACTGACACAACAGGTTCTACCAATGTTCCAAATGAAAACGCCGCCCCTGCTGTAACAGGTGACGGCGTTAAGGATATTACGAAAGCTTTCAAAGACTACAATATCACTCTCAAACATTTTGAGCAACTAGCACAAGAAGCAGAACCGCCATTTTCTAATATAGAAACAGCGGTGATTGAATTTGCGTCACAGTTGGAAAGCGATCCTGATTTAGAACCATCACTTGGTTGGACTGATCCACTTCAAATCCCGAATATTACACCCTGCGGATTATTAAACATTGATTTGGAAGGCGATGATTCGGATTGCGAACCTTCACTTGGTTGGACAAACGAATCTCAATGCCATGGGATGGATGGTAGTGAAAGCCAAACCGATTGTGAATTAGATGATTCTGATAAAGAACCGGAGGTCGGACAATGAGCCTCCTTTCTTTAGCAAAATCTCTTGGTGGTGAAGTTTCTGGTAATGTTATTTTAGCACCCGGTCCACACCACTCCCGAAACGATAGAAGCATGACAGTGAAACTTGATGGTAATGCACCTGATGGTTTTCTTGTCCACAGTTTTGCAGGTGACGACTTTAGAGATTGCCGCGATCATGTGAAGCAATTCTATGAGACTGGGCAAAGCTACACGCCACCAACTCACACAAAGAACAGCCAAGCAGTTGAAAACCTAAAAGTTGCAAGTCGAACAGCAACGGCAAAAGAAATATGGAATTCAGGCCGCTCTCCTCTTGGAACAATGGTGGAAACCTACCTATGTTCTCGCGGTCTGATGCTACCCCCTGAAACTCAAGCAATCCGATTTGTTGAATCTTGCACTTTCAAAGGTGAACGAGTGCCGGCAATGGTTTGCGCAATGTTGGACGCATCCACCAACGAGTTTCGGGGGGTTCACAGAACCCGCCTTGATGTAAAAGAAAAGGCAATGCTTGGCCCAGCTAAAGGAGCCGTTATTAAGCTAACGCCTGATGAAGAATTCACTGGCGGCTTGCATATATGCGAGGGCATAGAAACAGGCATAGCACTTTTACAACGTGGTTTTGCCCCTATTTGGTGTTGCCTATCCGCTGGGGGAATAGCCAATTTTCCTGTTCTTGACTACATGCAATGTCTAACAATATTCGCTGATAATGATGAAAATCAAACTGGTCAGAACGCAGCTATTCAATGCGGCAAGCGTTGGCATGAAGCTGGGCGCGAAGTTCGCATATTCACACCACCAAACGCTGGGACAGATTTTGCAGATTGGAGCGGCTCATGACCTCTCCAGAACAATATCTTGAGGGTGCAAAGGTTATTGACTTTAGCACCACAAACGAAACCAAAGCAGGGTTTAAAGCTTCTAAGTTTCAACTTGGTGATGAGGCTACAATACCACGCCGCCAATGGCTTTATGGCTACCACCTCATACGCAAATTTGTTTCAGTGACCATTGCCCCCGGTGGGCTTGGAAAATCAAGTCAGGTGCTTGCTGAAGCCGTTGCAATGGCATCAGGAAAATCAATTTTAGGCCATGAAGTCTTCAAGCCAATAAAAGTATGGCTTTGGAACTTAGAAGATCCGCGCGATGAACTTAATCGGCGTATTGCTGGCATTGCAAAGCATTACGGCATAACGAATGAGGACATTGGAGATAGGTTGTTTATCGACAGTGGGAGAGAGCAAGAATTATGCTTGGCTATCGCGGGAAACAAAGGTCCACAAATTCAGCAAGAGGTAGTTGATAACCTCATATCTGAAATCACTGATAATGGTATCGATGTTCTAATTGTTGACCCGTTTATCTCCTCTCATGCACTAGATGAAAACTCAAATCCAGCGATGGATGCAGTTGCAAAGACTTGGGGGCGAATCGCTGATAAAACAGGCATTGCTATCTCACTTGTTCATCACACGCGAAAGCAGTCTGGTGACACGGAAGTAACTGCTGATTCTGCACGGGGTGCTAAGGCTCTTGTAGACGCTGCTAGAGACGTTCGTTGCCTAACACGCATGACGGATGAAGAAGCTAAATCTGCTGATGTAGATAACCACAGAAGCTATTTCAGAGTGTATTCTGATAAGGCAAATCTTGCACCACCTGCTGATAAATCAGAGTGGTATAAGCTTGAAAATATACTTCTTTCTAATGGTGATAGCGTTGGTGTTGTCACCACATGGAAGTGGCCTGATCCATTTGAAGACGTCACAACTCAAGACTTAAAATCAGTACAAATTGCACTGCAAGATAAGCAATGTCGTGAGAGCGTACAGGCTACTGATTGGGTAGGAAATGAGATTGCTCATGTGCTTGGATGGGATGCAAAAGACCCCGCTGACAAGTCTAAGATCAAGGCATTATTGAACACATGGATAGCAAACAAAGCCCTCAAACGTGATGAAGTCACAGACGATAAAGGCAAGAAAAGACCAATAATAGTAGTGGGAGAATTGGTATGATTATGCCCTTCCCTCACTTCAAATCACAAGGTGCGGACAAGTGCGGAAGTGGGGGTGAATACTCATGCCGCACTAGCAACCGCTCCTCCCATAAGCCCCCTTTAGGGGGCTATAGGGGTGGTGTGGTGCGGAAGTGTATTTTTGAACCATCTATCAAGGTGGGGGTAATCAACTGCGTACTCAACTTGGTCCCAATACCCCAAAACTATTTAGGGGGTGGGACCGATGATTGGGGTTATTCTTTCTCTCTCACAGGATCGGGGGTGTCAAAATGATGGCCTCCACTATCGCAATCCGGTTTATCGAAAGCCTGAAAATTCCAACTGGACCCTTGGCTGGAAAACCTATGAAGCTGGCGAAGTTTCAAAAGCAGTTTATCCGTGGGGCGTTGGACAAGAAAACGAATACGGCGGTTTGGAGCATTGGACGCGGTAACGCAAAATCTGCTTTGGCTGCTGCTATCGGTTTGGGCGAATTGCTTGGCAAATGGGATGCGCAGCCACAGCGTGAAATCCTAATTGGTGCAAAGACACGCGATCAAGCAAGGGTGTCGTGGGACTACCTTGCGGGGTTTGCCCGTTCACTTCCAGAAGAGGAACAAGAGCAACTTACATTTCGCCGCGCACCGCGTCTTGAGATTGAATATGAGGGTGATGGTGGCGGTCATATTGTTCGAGCTATTGCCGCTGATGGCAAGGGGATTCTTGGCACTTCACCAACGCTGGTGATTATGGACGAACGCGGTCATTGGCCTCTTGATCGAGGCAACGAATTAGAACATGCGCTTATGTCTGGTCTTGGCAAACGTGGTGGCCGTGCGTTGATTATTTCAACAAGTGCTGCTGATGATGCACACCCGTTTTCTAAGTGGTTAGATGAAGAACAAGAAGGTGTTTACGTTCAGGAACACCGCCCTGCACCGGGCTTGCCAGCGGATGACTTAGAAAGCCTCTTACTTGCTAATCCGGGTGCAAAGCATGGCATCGGTTCAAATGTAGATTGGTTGCAAGCACAAGCAAGACGCGCCATTTCTCGCGGTGGCTCTACGCTAACCAGCTTTCGATTATACAACCGCAATGAACGAGTGTCAGGCGAAACCCGTGACGTACTTCTAACTGTTGATGAATGGCTATCTTGCGAGGTGTCAGAACTTCCAGAACGAAAAGGTTCTGTTGTTATTGGTATTGATCTGGGTGGCAGTGCATCCATGACCGCGGCTGCTTTCTATTGGCCTGAAACAGGCAGACTTGAGTGTCTTGGTACTTTCCCTTCAAATCCAACTTTGCTTGACCGTGGACAGAATGACAGTGTTGGCAATCGGTATGTAGAAATGCAGGACCGTGGCGAACTTTCAACACTTGGCGATCAGACAGTTCCCGTTGCACCTTGGCTTACCCAAGTCATGAAACAGGTTGAAGGCGAAACAGTCGCTTGCCTTGCAATGGACCGATACAAGCAAGCTGAACTCGGCGAAGCCATAGACCGGGCTGGTATCCGCTCACCTGTTGTATGGCGTGGTCAAGGTTTCAAGGATGGTGGTGAAGACTGCGAACGCTTTAGACGTGCAGCATATGACGGGAACGTACAGACTTCCCCATCTTTACTATTGCGATCTGCATTTGCCGATGCGGTATGCTTACGTGACCCAGCCAATAATTTAAAATTAGCAAAAGCCCGTTCCACTGGACGCATAGACGCGGCGGCGGCAACAGTAATTGCAGTCGCAGAAGGCGCAAGAATCATGGGTCGCTCACCAAATAAAGGGGGGCGTATGTTATGGGCTTGAACCGCAAACGTAGCGAGTACGCACGGCATTCCAAAAAAGTAACAAGAGGTTCACGCTGGAAGGCTTTACGTCTTCAAGCATTGGATCGTGATGAATGGTCATGTGTTCAATGTGGAACGCACATAAAACTAGAAATAGATCATATTCTGCCAGTCCGTGACAGACCGGACTTATCCTACACCCTTGCGAACCTACAAACACTTTGTGGCTCTTGCCATACCAAAAAAACCAGAATTGAGGTCGGCCATAAACCGCTCTCGCCACAGCGTCAACAATGGCGCGATCTTATGCGTTTATCGCGCACAACCTCCCAAGCAACAGAAGGAAAACCCAATGCTTGAATCACTAAAAATCCAGACAAGACAGTCTGAAATTCGACAAAACCTTGCTGGTCTTGTCGGCAATGAAAAACCTACAGAAGACGAAACTCGTACAATTGAAAACTTGGACAAAGAGTATCGCACTAATGAAACCCGTTATCGGGCTGCATTGATAACAGAAGACACAGAACGCCGTGAAGCTGGTGAAGAACTTGAGACACGTTCTGAAAAAGAATGGTCAGAAGTTATGTCTGGCTTTGAAATGCGGCAAGTAGCCCTTGCGCTTGATGAAGGCCGTAAGCTTGAAGGTGCAACAGCAGAAATTGTTTCTGAAATGCGCTCACAAGGCGGCTATCAGGGCATCCCAGTTCCGTGGGAAGCATTAGAAGTACGTGCAGGTGAAACGGTTGCAGGTGGCACCCCGGACCCGATTCGCACTGCACCGATCATTGACCGACTATTCGCCTCAAGTGTCGCAGCCCGAATGGGTGGTAGCATGGTCAATGTTGGCATGGGTGAAATGGAATATCCCGTAACAACTTCAAGCGTATCTGCTGGATGGGCTACAAGTGAGACTGCGGACGTACCTGGACCAAGCGCTTACACCACACTGGACCGTCCTATGAAGCCGGACCACAATCTTGGTATTCAGATGGAAATCACCCGTAAGGCTTTGAAACAATCGGGTGCTGGACTTGAACAGGCCGTTAGACGCGATATGAACGGAGCAATTCAAGTTGAAGTTGATAAGGCCGTTTTCCTTGGAAGCGGTTCAAGTGGCGAACCTACAGGCTTACTTGCAGGTGCAAGTGCATGGGGAATCACAGAAACAGCAATTGACGCGGCGGCTGATTATGCTGCGTTTCGAGCGGCATCAGTTCGGTTTATGACCGCTAATGCTGCTAACGGCCCTGCATCGGTTAATCTGCTGCTACGTCCAGAAGTTTTTGACGCAATGGATGATACTCTCATAAGTGGCACGGCTACATCAGAATGGGACCGTCTTGCAGCTAAAGTTGGCAATATTGTCATGACTTCAAATGCACTTGCTGCACCTACTGGTGATCCTTTGGCAAGCACTGCCATTATGACAACCAGCGTTGGCGGCGTTGCACCGTTCTTTATCGGTACATGGGGCGCAGTCGATTTGATACGCGATCCATATACTAAAGCGAAGTCAGGAAGCCTTGTTATAACGGCACTGGCAACTATGGACGTGACCGTCTCTCGTTCTGTCCAGACTGAAATCCTTACAGGTATCGAATAATGCTTTGGGGTGGTCACAATGGCGGTATTGAAATCCGCAACCTTGCGGACGGGGAAACCGTTCTGCGAGGCCACTTTCCCTATGGTTCTGCCACCGTTCTTTCGGATGGTGGCGGTTCCGGTCAAATACGTAAGGAAGTAATTGCCTCAAGAGCCTTTGCCGCTCGAATTACAAATGGTGATGATATCCATTTCCTTGCAGGTCATGATTATGAAAAACCCTTGGCAAGCCGTGCTGCTGGCAGTCTCCAGATCGAGGATACGGAAAGCCGCTTGTCTTTTGAAGCCCGAATATCGCCAGAAATGAAATCTGTCACATATGTTCGGGATTTTATGGCGGCAATGCAAGCAAACCTTATCAGGGGCATTTCACCGGGCTTTCGAGTTCCAACTAATGCAAATGCAGAAAACATTCGAGCAGATGGAAACGCCATACTTAGAACCGTCAATAAAGCTGACTTGTTTGAGTTAAGCGCGGTCACCAAACCAGCTTATCCAGATGCACAAATCGAAGCCCGGTCATGGCTACATAATTCCCAACTCAATGGTGGAATAAACCATGTAATTAACCGATGGAGAGCCTAATGGCGATCACACTAAAACAGACAGAAGCTATCCCTGCAACTTATCCAAATGTTGACCCATATACTCATAGAACGGGCGAGAATTGGGAAGCCGATGACGAAACAAATGAAGTAAGTTCTGAAATGCTATGGCAACGCATTGAAAGCTATATCGCTCACCGATGGACCACACGGCAAGTAATCTGGATCGTGGAAGGTCCGGGAGAATGGGAGACACCGCTTACACCTACGACAATTACTGAAATAGAAAAATGGAACGGTACAGCATGGGAAACAACAGAAACAATAAATGCGCCTCAAGGCTATTCACTAGCGGAAGAAGGTCCATATCGCTTTACGGCAGATGTGGGTAGTGGCGATGTGCCCGAAGCCGTTCAGGAAGCATATAGGCGGCTTTATGAATACTCTAAAGGTATAGCAAATCAATTTCGTGGTGATGCTGCTTTCAACGCAACGGAGGAAACGCAAGTAACTTACAACTGGACAGCAAAAGCGTTGCAACTAAGCGGTGCTGCTGATCTCTTACGAAATTATAGGAGAGCTTAATCATGTGGCCTTTTACAAGAAAACCAACAGAAGAAATTCGTTCTAGTGGATCTGGATACACTTCAGAAATAATGGCGGCACGTGAAAGCTATATTAGTGGATCACGTGGCATCGCAGAACTTACTGCAACCGCACAAACTTGTATTAGCTTATGGGAAGGTGGTCTGACCCTTGCTGATGTTGACGGTACAGACTTACTTGATCCCCAAAGTTTAGCACTTGCAGGTCGCTCTTTAGCTTTACGGGGTGAAGCATTATTTCTGATTCGTGAAACTGGACTTGTACCATGTTCTGATTGGGACTTATCCACAAGCAACACAAAACCAAAAGCATACCGATGTTCAGTATCAGAAGCTGGCGGTGGTCAAACACAAACCGCACTTGCAGGTGAAGTTCTGCATTTCCGTATCGGCTGCGATCCGGCGGCACCTTGGATTGGAACTGCACCACTTCGTAGGGCGCAGCTAACAAGCGGCTTACTTCATACAATCGAAAATGCACTAGCAGAAGTCTATGACAATTCCCCTCTTGGCTCTCAAGTCTTACCACTACCGGAATCGCCAGAAACCGACATGGAAAAAATGGGGCGTTCGTTCCGTGGAAACCGTGGCCGGATATTGATGCGTGAAAGCGTCAATGTAAGTGCAGCGGGTGGACCTGCACCAAATTCAGACTGGAAGCCTCAAGACCTTACACCAGACCTATCGCGTTCAATGGCAAAGGAAACACACACAGCGGCGCGTAATGGCATTGCTAGCGCATTTGGGGTATTGCCGGGATTACTTAATGAGGCGACGACAGGACCGATGGTTAGAGAAGCACAGAGACATTTAGCACAATGGCAACTAATGCCAATAGCTAAGATGATGGCGCAAGAATGTAGTGAGAAGCTTGGAACGCCCGTCTCGATGGACAGCATGAGACCGCTGCAAGCATTTGACGCTGGCGGTCGCGCTAGAGCTTTGAGCGCAATCGTTCAAACTCTAGCAATTGCCAAAGAATCGGGCGTTGACCCTAGCGAGGCTTTAGCTTTGGTGGATTGGGAATAGCAAATAAGGTTAGCCACCTTGGTTTTGATTTCCCCAAAACGGCTAGGACAAGTCGGCAAGTGTCCAAAATAACACCGACAGCTCGCGGTAATTTTCACCTTTCATTTAATTACGCGGTGGGCAACTAGAATAAAATTTATGGAAAATAATTATAGGAAATAAAAAATGCTTGATTTACTTACTACGTTATAGTAAGTATGTTGCATGAAGATATCGCTGCACACACCCAAATTAACTTCCGGTGAGCTAAACAGGTTTTGGTTATCACCATCTGACGCTTGTTATTTGGCTGGTATTGGGGAGGGTGAAAAACCAGAAGGTAGAAGGTTCTTAAACAATGTTTCGGATCGTGGCCTTGTACCATTTGAAAAATCTGGCAACAGCAAAACTGCACCCAGATTATACAGTCTAAAATCCTGCGCAATGTTAAGAGTCATGCAGGAAATAACAGAGTCCGGTTGCTCGTATGAGTACGCTTATAGCGTGGCTAGCGAAGCTGGAAATATTTTTAATCAAATTATAACCACAAATAATAGCAAAGACGACATTAGCGAATATGATTGGATGCTATGTTATGAGACAAAAGACAAATCATCAGTCGAAAATTTACATGTCATAAGAGAAGGTGAATTAGAGGCGGCCAGACTAATTACTGCCACTCAGGTTGGGGTTGTTGCTTTAGGCTCTATTACTTGGAATTTGCTTCATCGATACCCCGATTATTGGGCGCGCAATCGCATTGAGCGTGGTTTAGACTTACCTACCGGGCAATATGAAGGAACTGATACTAACGGCGACCCACTTGATATTTCAAATCCGTGGTACAAAGAACTTTCTCCAATTGAACGCGCAAAACGTATGGTGGAAATTGAAGAATACATCGAATCTCTCAATAAGGAGAGTAATTCATGAATTTACCAGAAATTATATCCCTTGATGAATTTGCCTCCTATTTGGGAGTAAACAAGCGAACTCTTAGAGAACGCGCTAATTCGATCGGTGCGTGTGTCCGAATTGGACACAAAACATTATTTTTACCAGAACATATTCAACAGATTTTGGAGGCATCACAACCATGTCACTTAAGCTCTACAAGCGCGGCAAAGTCTGGTGGTACAGTGGCACAGTTACCGGAAGGCGATTACGCAAGTCTACAGGCTCAACGGACAAAGCAACGGCCAAAAGGATCGCAAGCGAAGCAGAAACAAAAGCATGGTCAAGTCATCTTGATGGACCAGGTGCAACGCTAA